GCACCTACACGCCCGGTGTCGGCACCTCGATTGTCTGCAACATCGGCGTCAGGATCGCGGGTGACTGGATTTGGAAAGCGGATGGTGCCGGTGCCACCGACATGGAAGCGGAGAAGGGCACGCTGTCGGACGCCTTCAAGCGCGCCGCCGTGCGCTTCGGCATCGGGCGCTACCTCTACGACGTCAAGGCCCCCAAGCTGGAGTTGGAGCAGCGCGGCAAGACCACCTTCATCCGCGATGTCGATCATCCGAAACTGGCGCAGCTACATGACACCTACGCGCGCAAGGCTGGCTGGGGCGAAGAGAGCGGCAGCGCGCCGTATCGCCTGCTGGTCGCCGACGTCTCCACGCTGAACCCGGATCAGGTCGAGGCCTTCAGCGCCAAGCACGCGCCGCTGATCGAGCGGCTGCCGCCTGCGATGCGCCAGCATTTCATGACCCAGTTGAAAAAGAGAGCCGCAGCATGACCACCAGTATGACAGGCGCATTGTATTTTTCCGACGAGCCGCCGCACATCACCGGCTACCTGAAGATCGGCAGCCAGCAATTCCAGATCGCTGGCGTGCGCGTCAATAAAATCCGCGCCGACATCAAGGCGGTCGAGGTTGGGCATCAGGAGGAAATGTTCGATGGACAGCCCGGCGACCTCCGCGCGCAGGAATGCAATATCGATTGAGATCAAGAAAGACGGCCTGCAGCAGCGCCAGTCTGGCGACTGGATGCTGCGCTTCACGGTCGCGGCCTCCGACATGGATCAGCGCATCGTCGCGGCGGCGATGGGCACCCGCTTCGTCTGCGTGCTGGTCGAGGTCAATGACGACGAGACCCCGGTCGATCACGTCGCGATAGAGCGGGGCAAGTGGCGCGCACTGGGCGCGACCAAGCAGGCGGGCATCCGCTGCAAAGACCCGGTGTTCTGGGCCTACCTGTCCGAAGAGTGCGGCCTCGGCGACGAGGTCAACGAGATCGGGGCGGCGATCTATGTCCGCAATGTCTGCGGCGTCACCTCGCGCCGTGAACTGGACAAGCCCGGCAACAGCGAAGCCCGGCGCATCTGGTTCGACCTCGACAACCAGTTTCAGGCGTGGCGGGCAATGGAGAATGCATGATGGAAAAATCGCCGCGCGTCCGCGATGAAAACTACCTCGACTATATCCGCAGCCTGCGCTGCTGCATCTGCGGCGACGACACCTCGGTCGAGGCCGCGCACCTGCGGGTCGGCTCGGTCAATGACGGCAAACAACCTGCGGGGATGGCTCAGAAGAGCAGCGACCGTTGGGCGCTGCCATTGTGTGGCCGACATCATCGCGAGCAGCACGCCACCGGCAATGAGATGGAGTTCTGGCTGTCCTACGCCATCGATCCCTTCGCGCTCGCCATGCATTACCGGGCGCGACCGCGATGAGGTGGACGCCCGCACAGGTCGACGAACTGCTGGCACTGGAAGCGAGCGGCGTGCCCGTGGACGAGATCGCGCGCAGGCTTCACTGCAGCCGCAGCGAGGCCGGTCAAAAACTCTACCGCACCCGCCACGTCAGGCAGTGCCAGTACAAGGCGCGCGAGGCCCATGCCGCCAACCAGCGCCGGATCAGCGGCGAGCGCGTCCTGATGCTGGCGAGGTGGCTGGCATGAAGCGGCGGTACTCGATCATGGTCCGCGAATACGGCTCAGACCACAACGTCGAACTGCTGCAGGTCGACACCAACCCGCAGCCGATTGTCGATGGCCTGCACAAAAAGACCCTGACGATCCGCCACAGCATTTTTGAGAAGGGCAAGCGCACCACCAAGGTGCCGAAGTATTCGTTCATTCAGGTGGTCGACAATGCCAAAGGCTGAGACCGAGAATGATCTCAAGAACGAGGCCGAGATCGTCGGATACATCATCGCCAAGTATCCGAAACAATACGACGGCTTCATGAAGATCGACCATCTGGGGTATCGCCTCGACGGCGTGCTGACCAAGCGGCATGAGTATGGCTACGCCGTCCCGAAATTGTTTTATGAGGCAAAGGACCGCGTCGGTCGGTTCGCTGGCTATCCCGACTACATCATCTCGCACAGCAAGGTCGAGGCGGCGCAAGCGATGACCGAAGCCACGCAGATGCGCTGCTGCCTGTTTGTGCGCTTCGCCGATGGCGTCATCGCCTCGGTCGACTTTGCCAGATTTGACGGGCGCTGCCGTTTCGGCGGGCGACAGGATCGTCCGTTCTTTATCCACGACAGCGAGCCGCTGGCCATCTTCGACTGGAAAGACTTTGTGATCCTGCGCGAGGCCGCGCCATGATCAAAGCCAAGCGGGTCTGGATGCCACTGTTCATCGCGGATTATACGCTCGATACCAAGCACCTCTCGACGGAGCAGCACGGTGCCTATTTTCTGCTGATCATGAACTACTGGGTGACCGGGGGACTGCCGCACGACGACACCGAACTGGCGCGGCTCGCCGGGCTGCCGCTCGACCAGTGGCTGGTTCACAAGCCGGTTATCCAGAGGTTTTTCCACAGGGGCTGGAAACATAAACGGCTGGACGCCGAGATCGACCGCGCAACCGACCTAATTCGCAAAAGAAGGGCCGCTGGCTCAAAAGGAGGCACTGTTTCGTCGATCCGCCGCACGCGAAAAATCAAATTGGTCTGAACGGCTTTGCAGCAAGTGCTGCACGGTTGCTATCAGCAAACGCACAGCAGTCGTGCACACAATCACAATCACATTGTGATCCTTTCTTTCTTTCTTTCCTTGGCTGCGCGAGGCGAAGAGGCTCGTCAAAGGAGTTTGACACAGGCCATCCACATCCGGTTAGGTGCGACCTTCACCCGGATGTCGCACATGCGAAACGCGCCCGACGACACCGCTGGGCCAACCCCTGAGCGCATCCAGCATGCGGGCCAGTTCTTCACCGTCGCCGGTCGCTCGAAATCTTCCCGCCGCATCACCATGCTCGACGACGCTCTGGGGCGGGCGTGGATGCGTCGAAACATTTCCGGCGAGGAATACTCGGCCCTGAAGAAATACGCGCTGCACTGGCTCGCTGGCGGGCTGCAGGGTCATCTGGGCAGCGTCGACCTCAACCGCATCCTCGCGTTCGATCCCGGCAGCATGTCGGGGCTGGCCAAGACCGAAGCGCAGGCCGATCATCGCGCGGCCTACTGGAGCGCCCATGACATGCTCGGCCACCGGCCCGCCTTCGTCGCCGATCAGGTCGCTTGCTACGATAGCTCGATAGCGTCGGTCGGTCGCATGCTGGGGTTCAAATCGCCATGGCGGGGCCGCGAGCGGGCCATCGAGATACTGGCCGACGCTGGCTACCGGCTGGCCAAAATCTTCGAGGACGCCGCCAAGCGGAATTGACAAAGGGGCGTTTTGGACAGAGGTTCAGGTAGTCTTGCGATTTGCGCCCGGGCGTTGCTTTCAAATTCCCTTTGCTTGTGCCGCTGGACGCACACCGCAAGAACAGAAAGGCCCCGGTCGCCCGGGGCCTTTCGCACATCTGCCGGTTGGATCAGGCCCTCGCGGTGTAGGCCAAGACCCAGAGGCCCGCGATCACGATCAGGCCGGTGAGCAGATCAGCCCGACCGAAGGCGACGCCTGCCAGCACGCAGCCGCTGCCGATCCACGCGAAGCTGTAGTAATTTTTCATCACACGCTCCGCAGTTGGTCGGGGGTGGTGTTGGTGTCGAGCATCAGGTTGAGCAGCATCGCGACCTCGGTCGGCACCGCGCGCTCGTCGGCGATCCAGTAGCGCACCCGGCGCGGCGCGACCTTGAGCAGGCGCGACAGGCTCGACTGGTTGAGGCCGAGACGGTCGATGGCGCGCTGTAGCTGCGCGCCGGTCATATGGGTTTTCTTCGGCGACATTACGCGGTCTCCTTCAGGCGGTCGATCAGACGCAGCACGTTCTTGGACTGCCAAGCCTTGCCCTCGACGGTCTTGTGGCCCTGCGCATTGAGATAGCCTGCGATGCGCCGGGACGAGAGATTGATCACCGGGGCGACAGCAGCGCGCATGGTCTCGGCGAACGCCTGTGCGACCTGCGCATTGGCGTCGGCCTGCACTTGGTTGCCCAGCTTGACACCGCGCGCCTTGGCGGCAGCCAGCGCGTTCTTGGTGCGCTCGCCGATCATGCGCCGCTCCTTCTCGGCCACGGCGGCGTAGATGTGCAGCATGAACGGGTCGGCGTTGACGCCGAGATCGCAGACGATGAACGGCACCCGCTGCGCCATCAGGCCAGCGATGAAGGCGACATCGCGCGACAGCCGATCCAGCTTGGCGACCACCACCGAACACTTGAGGCGCTTGGCCTCGGCGAGGGCTGCAGCAAGCTGCGGGCGCTTCTCCAGCGCGTCGGAGCCTTTGCCGGTTTCCACCTCGGTGAACACTTGGCTGACGAGAAAGCCCTCGGCCTCGGCGAAGCGCATGATGGCTGCGCCCTGCGCCTCGACGCCGAGACCTGACTTGCCCTGCTGCTGGGTGGATACGCGGATGTAGGCGATGATCGGTTTCATGGTGGTTCCCCTTGCTTGAGCCGCAGTATAGGCACGACGTGCCTCGGTCTGTCAAGCCTATAAACGAAAACGCCCCGGGGTGAGCCGGGGCGCTGGGATCAGTTTTTGGTCGGGGGCGGCGGTGGCCGCTTCAAGGCCTCGTCGAGCAATTCCTGCATGCGCTTGAGGTCGGCGAGGCGCTGGATGATCCGCTGTTCTTCGGTCATCGCTTGCGCGCCACCATCAGGAGGATGCCGCCGACCTGAGGCAATAGCGCCAGCAGGATCAGGCGCAGCATGGCGACGTCGTCGGTGGAAGGCCTCAGGAAGCCCAGCGAGGCCCATGTGACGACCCGGGTGGCAGCCTCGATCTGCGGATCGGCGGATCGCTCCACGGTCCCCATGGCCGCGTCCAGCACCTTGCGGCGGTCGGTGACGGCATCCTCGCGCGCCCGGCAGTTCTTGCCGACGCCACCGTTGCACTCGCGGTCGCGGGTTGTCATCGCGTCGGCGAGTGCGGCCTGTGCATTCACAACGGCAGGCGTGACCCGTGCGGCGCGTGACGCCGTGACGTCGGTGATGTTGACCGACGCAAAGCCAATGCCAGCGGTCAGCGCGAAAGCAAAGGTTGCCAGCCAGATCGCCCAGCCCGCCGCAGCGGTGCCGCGCTGGCGCGCGTGCCAGTTGTTGGCGGCACAGCATGGCATGACCAGCGCGACGAGATCAGCGGCCACGCCAATGGCGAGGAACAGCCATCCAGCGACATCGCTCGATCCCAGTGATCGGGCGAACCAGCCGTTCATGGTGATGCCGACGACGGCAAGCCCAAAGGCAGCCACCGTGAGCAGGATCGGGGCGAGGGCGCGCTCGCGCTCGGCCATGGTCACCGGCCTGACCTTGACCGGCGTGATGATGGGCGCGGGTGAAGCCTGTACGACAGCCTTGGCTGCCTTGCGCTGGCGATAAGCCCGGGCGCGCTCGGCCCCGGTCTTGGGTTTGATGGGGTGGAGTAGTTGGACGACTGACATTTGCAATTTCCCTTTGCTGGAGCGGCATGCTCCTACGCCCTCAAGCCGGGTGGCTGTTTCCAGCGCCCGGCGTGAAAGCGATGTGCTGGGTGTTACCAGCGGACCTCGGTGACGGTGACGACCGTTTCCGCTGCAACCGGCAGCGGCACGACGGTGTAGGCAATCGCACTATTCGGCACCGCATACTTGGCCTCGCAGCGGCGCATGCTGTCACACAGCTTGACCGCGTAATCGAGATCGCCAGAGGAGACGTGGTGCTGGTCGCCGCCGCACGGGCTGCGAACCAGTTGGGTCTCGGTGACGCGGCCCCGGCGGATGTGAGTGACGGCAACACCGTATCTTGCGCATGTCATGATTTTGGTTCCCTTTGCTGCGCCCGAAAATCGGGCGAGCCGCACTATAGGCACAGGGTGCATGGGCACGTCAAGCCTACCCACAAAAGAAAAACCCCGGCATCGCTGCCGGGGCTTGGGTTGGCGGGACTGGGTCGATTATCCCTTTGCTTCGACGGTGGCGACCAAATCGCGACCCTCGGCCACCCAGTCTGTGAGCGGCAGATCGTTGAGGCGTATGGTCAGGACGCTGTGGGTGCGATAGCGGTGGCCGTCGTCGTAGGTGAAATACCAGTAACCCCCGCCGTTGTAGAGGCGGAGGTGCTGGCATCCGATTTCCTTGAGGATGCGGCGGGTGGTGATCATTGCGCGCTCTTCTTCGCCTTAGCCTTCGCCAACTCGGTCTTGAGGTGTTCCCATGAGGCCTTGGTGTTGGCGAGCGCGGTTTCCAGCGCCTGCATGCGCGGCGTCAGCACGGCGGGAATGTTCGCACCGTTGGTGAACGTGTGCGGGTCATTGAGCGGAAAGCCGGTGGCGCGATCAATACCGACGACGCTGGGCTTGCCATCGATCAGGCGAACGGCGAGACCGCTTTTCTCCCAGCAGTAAACATAGTCGGTGGGGCGAGCGGCGAACGCGGCCTCAAGGGCTGCGATGTTGCCTTCCATGGTCGCGGTGATCTCGGCGACGATCTCGGCCTCGGTCTTGACGGGGCTGGTCTTGAGTTCGGTCATTTTCATGTTCCCTTTGCTGCGCCCGGTTTGGGCGTAGCCCAGTATAGGCACAGGGTGCCCATCCCTGTCAACCCCCTGACGAAGATGTAATTGAAAACTCGCTATCGTCACCGCCGAGAACAATCAGCGCCCAATCCAGATAAAGATTTTCGTTGTCAGGCGACTTAAGCCACTCGATTAGCTCTTTGCGGGCGGCATCGGCTTGATTGCTACTGTCCCAGCCCTCCTTTGATCCGTCTGGCGATATAAAAAACGCCGCGCCTCCATTTGTGATGTGCTGTACAAGCCCGCTCACCAGACGGGCCATCCGATGTTCATCAAAGATGGCCGACGCGGCGGCGTGAGCCTTCAGGACGCGCTTGGCATCCCAACCGTTAATAACCATTGTCTCGTTGCGAATGTGGCCCATCTCGATCACCGCTTTGGCCTCAGGCCATGGAAACGATCATGACAGAACTTGCTGCAGAACTGACCGTTGTGGGTTCGCACATTGTTGCCGCGCCGGGTGGCGTAGATCACCAGCTTGTCGCCTGCGGCGGTCTCGCCGCATTCGGAGCAATGCATGCCATCGGCATCGATGCTCTCGCTTGTCAACTCGGTGAGATGATCGGACTGGATGACGGTGGCCATATTACTCCTCCACGGGTTCAGTGGTGACGGTGAGCGCGGTGAGCGGTCGGTTGGGTTTGCCGTCAGGCCGCAGCGGTCGAACGGTTGATTGCTGTTGCCAGAACGCGAACAGTTCCTCGCGGGTGTCGAAGCGTTTGGCGCGCGCCAGCGATTTGGTGAATACGCCAAAGCCCTGACCGTCGTGGGCGTCGTGATCGAATGATTTGAGGAATTGACCGGCGTGTGGGCAATGGGTGCCATTTTCAAACCCGACCGCGATGATGACGTATTTCATGACACGTTCGACCACAAGGTTTCGGCGCGGCTGAAGCGGACCAGCTTAATCGGTTTGCCGGTGATCTTGGAAATGTGGTCACCGTCCAGCTTCATCTTCTCGGCGACGCGCCTGCTGGAGGTGACCAAGGGCATCATGACGCCGCCCGGCATCGACATGGCGCAGATGCCTTCACCGTT